GCATGATAGAGAAAAGACCTACATTCACAAAGCTTGTAAAGTTTATTCAGGACAACGGGCACTACCCTGCCTGTGCATCAACCAAAGAATATTTAAAGCATGCCAACCTTGTTGAGCACTATGCTAACGAGAGCACTGTGTCTGCTGTGATACACTTAGAAACTAATGCAGGTCAGGCACCAATCAATCACAAGATTGTTGACGCTGCAGGATGGTTTGCAAACATAGAGAATGACACAGAAAGAGTGCGTAGACAACAAGCACATGCACTTGACAAATACGAGAAGAAGATAGATTCTGATGCTGTGGTTGAACAAGTGGAAGAAGGATTGCAACCCTTTGTAAGAGACATCAACCCGGAGGAACAAGATGGCAACGAAGAGAGTAAAGTTTCCGAGGAGACAGGCACTAAGTAGGTCTGTCCCTAAATATACTCCATCGCCTTGGCAAGAGGCACTACACCGTAATCAGGCAAAGCGTAAATGGGTCTGGGCTGGTCGTAGAGCAGGCAAAGGTAGAGCAGCCATTCAAGAAGCTATCTCCACTATCCTAGAAGCAAGCAAGACAAAGTTTATTGTCAATGGAGAAGACGTTACTGACACCCTAGTTCCTGACATACACATCTGGACTGTTGCACCAACCAAGGCACAGATGAGACAGGTGTGGAATGAGATGAAAGCCTACATACCTAGATACATGTGGAAAGGTTATGATGGCAGGGCTGGTGGTCGTGGTGGTGCGTGGCATGAAGATGAATTTTATGTAGAATTAGAAGTAAGAACCCCCAACGGGGGGTTTGCAGCCGATACTGTACGCAAGAGCGTACTGTGGGAACTACGGTCTGCAGACAATCCCGAAAGTTTGCAGACTGTGGGACTAGACTTCTTACACATTGCAGAATCACAAGATGTAAAGAAAGTGGCATGGGACAAAGTAGAATGGGTAACTGAGTCACCCGGCAGAATGGGAAGGGTTTTTGCAGAAGGCATCCCTCCTATTTCAAGGTCACACTGGTTCTCAAGGCAGTTTATGTTTGCAGAGAACAACCCGTCACTACAGAACTATGCTGTGCGTGCAACAAGCTTTGACAACATGTATTTAACTGACGCACAGAAAGACAATATCCGGCTGCAGAAAGAAACCACAACAGAATGGATATGGGAAAGAATGGTAATGGCAAAGCAACCTGATGTCGGTGGTGGGTTCTTCAGGAAGATTGAAGATGCTGCTGTAGGCATGGAGCTTGCTAGACCGATTGAAAACCACCCTTATGTTGCAGGACTTGACCTTGGTAAACAAGTAGACCCGACTGTGCTAATCATTAAAAACAGGATTACACGTGAAAGTGTGCACAGCATTGAAATGTTAAAAACAGACTGGGTATTACAGAAAGAAACTTTACTTGCTGAGCTTGCACAATGGAACTGTGAAACTGTAATGATGGACTCATCAGGTATGGGTGGTGACGTTTTATTTGATGAACTGTTAAACCTCGGTGTCCCTGTAGTTGGCAAGAAGTTTACGCCTCAAACCAAGTACCAGTTGTTCTTGAACTATGCAGTAGCTTTACAAAATGGCACTGTGTCTTTCCCTGCAGAATGGTCTAAATTAAGAAGTGAACTAGATGCAATAGAGGTACAGCAAGCAGGTCTTGGTTATACCTTCAGGCATCCCAACTCTCAGCATGATGACTGGGTAGATGCAGAGGTTTTAGCCCTGATGGCATGTGACCCGGCAGATACCTTTGACGAAGACTACGAGCCAGTGAACACAATAAGAACAGTTGAACCTTTGACCAATAATGGTGTATCATACACGGGAGGACGCTTAATGCGTTGGAGGAGACAAAGAAAAGCAAAGCAGTTGCAAGAACTGCGAAAGTTGACAGAGATTAGCACAAATCAGGAGACACTCCTGTTAGACGCAATGGATTAAATGGTAAATAGTTACAGACCAACACAGATGGAATCAGAGTCAGTAGCCGAAGAAACTATTGATTTACTTTCAGCCCCACCTTTAGATGAGCCTGCTCTTAGTGAAGCATGGGTCAAGACACAACTGTCAAACGGTGGAGCAGCTTCTATATTTGATAAATTTTATGATAACTGTGCAGAAGCAGACGAATTTTACCTTGGGGAGTTTGACTACTCCGTCCCTCTAGGGGGAACTAAAATAAACCTAGGAACTTTTCATAGCATAATAGAAACTTTGGTAGCTCATGCTTCCCCAAGATTTATGGACATAGATGTTCCAGCACCAAGCCCAAGAGCAACTGCCAGAGCAGAACTAATTGAAAAGTTTTTAAATGGTGCACACCACATGCTAGAACAAAACACTCCTGTTAAAAGAGAAATTGTTAAACACCAAGGACTGTATGGTCTATCGATGGTTAAATTTGAGTTTGCTGGTAGTCAATGGGGAGAGATGCCAGAACCACCAGAAGATGGTGGAGACATGGCAAGCTACGAACAGCGTGTCAAAGAAATTACAGAAAACAGAAAATTTAAATTCCCTATAATTTCAGAAGTAGTAAATCCACAAGAGTGTGTGTGGGATACTGCAAGTACACATCCAAGGTGGATTATCAGAAGTACAGAAATAGATTCTGAGTGGGTTATGTCACATTTCCCAGACTTTGAAGGAGAGGTGAAAGACGGCAAATGTGATTTTGCAGAAGTATGGACATCTACTCATGTAGGTTACATGGCTAACGGCAGATGGGCACTTGAGCCTAGAAGGCACGCATACGGCAGAATACCATGGATTTTATTTCACCCTCAGACAGGAATCAAAACAATCGGCAACAAACCTGAGCACTTGTACAGAGGTATAGGTTCAGGTAACTTTGGGATGATTAGAGCCGAGTCAAGACTTGCATCTCAGTATTTAGACATTGTGGGAAGAAACGCATGGTCATCACTTAACTTCCAAGGACCAAGAGGTATGACAGAAGAAGTGATGCAAGAGTTCTCGCAAGAACCCGGTGCACGTAACTACGTGCCACCAAACGTGCGTATTGAACCACAGCAAACTGCAGAGGCACCACAATCTATATTGCAAGCGATGAACACATTAGAGAGAGCAATCGAAGCAAACACAGTGCCTGCAGTTGCCAGAGGAGAAAGACCATCTGGTGCAGCATCTGGATACCACACTGCTGTTCTTGCAGGTATAGCCAGCTTGAACTTTGGTGCGATTGTAGATGCAACAGAACGTGGCTTCCAAGAAGCTAACGAAATTATTTTAAGAATTGTTGAAGACGTAATTGGTGATACAGTTACAGTGTTTGGCATGACAGAAGCTGGAAGTACAGACGCTAAGATAAAGCCAAATGACATACGTGGACACTATGTAAGTGCAGTTCGTTTAACATCAACAAGTCCTGAAGAACAAGAACGAAAACTGTCACTATGGCGAGATACTTGGAGGGCTGGATTTGTAGACTGGACTACTGCCCTACGAAAAGCAGGTGTATCTAACCCACTAGAAGTTGTGGGTAACAGGATAGCTGAGGACTTCTTTAACTTGCCAGACATTCAGGCAGCATTTAGTCAACTGGCAGCACAGAGTCTACCGATACTTCAGCAAGCAGTTGAAGCTGCATCTCAAGGTGCAGACACTGGTATAGACGCTGCGTCAATAGCTGAAGGCATATTAGGTGGCATGCCAAATGCAGGACAGTTTGGTTTAGGTAATCAAGCTGCTGCAGGTGCACCAACTGGTGGGCAAATAAGACCAGTTATACCGGGAAGTATTGATGAACAGAATTTAATTGGAAGACAAATGGCTAGTCCTAGAAGAGGACCACAGCCAAGCGTGGGTGCAGACGTACCACCGGGTCTTGATAATATAGGAGCATAATGGCATACAAAGATAAAAGGTCAGTAAGAAACTTATCACCCATAGAAGCTGGGTTTGTTAGGTTTTTTGAGCTTATGGAAACATCATTTAAAAATGTAAACAGCAACTATAAAAACATTGAGGTACAAAACCCGAAACCAGTGCAAAGGAATCCACGGACTCCTGACAGAGATTTTAATAGTCCATTTCAAGGAGGAATGTAATGGTAATGCCTTTTGACACATACGGTGCTTCACGTGAAGTAGAAGAAAGAAGAAAGTTTCTGCAAAGACAAAGAGACTTAGGTAACCCTCAAAGCAGAACGCCAGAGGAGCAATTTCAAATGACTCCCGGTGCTATGGTCCCTAGCGTAGACCCAAACCAAACTTTTGTTCCGGGTCCACCTACAGTAAATATTACAACTCCATCAGATGTAGTTAACAGGCAAATGGAATTTGCACCATCGCAAAATTTTCTATCAGCAGAAGAAGAAGAAAGGAACAGGCAGAGAGCAGCACAGATGGAAGCTATGCAACTAGATGCTACATTGCGTGCACAGCAAGAAGCTGCTGCAGCAAGAGGGTCAGGTGGTTTTGGTTCAATGCAATATGGTACTTCAGTTGACAGACCGGGTTTGATTGCACCAGAAATAACACCACAGCAACAATTACAATCTTTGAATGAAGCTCAAAGGTTAAGAGAAAACTTAGAAATAGTTGCCTTTGGTGGCTTAGGAAGGTTTGGCTCATTAAAAGGTGAAGAAAGGGCAGCATTTGAAAGAATAGGCGTTAGTAGAGAACAAATAGAATCTACTGACCCACAAGTTTTAAGAAATGCAATCACTAGAATTATTGAATCAAATGTTTTAGCTGACCCTGCTTTTGACAGCTTAAACACTCAGTTATCTTATCTTCCTTTTGGTCAGTCTCCAGAACAAAGCAGATTGCAAAGAGTAGTTGATTTTAATGACAGATTGCAAAGGTTACTTGATGGGGGCACTGGTGCTCCTTCTACGCCTGCAACGGCAACAGGCACTACGCCTGCATCTACAACTACATCTCCTACTTCAGCACCGGGCACAGTAACTCCGGGCAGTGTTGTTGATGGTACAGTGGGGCAAGGCACAGTAGGTCAAACGCCTATAGGGCAGGTATTTAATCAGGCATACGATGCTATTGCATTACTTAGAAGTGGTAGCACAGGCACTAGATTACCTTCAGAAATTTACACGCTTGCATCACAAGAAGCACAGAGTGAAGCTAGGACTGGACCTGCAACTGACTTAATTGACACATTTAATTCAATACTTGCAGACCCACAGCAGAGAAGTTTTACTCCGTTTACTGAACTAGAACTACCTGCACAGCTTGCTGCTGATGAACAAAGAAGACAGGAAAACTTTGCAGATGCACAAAGGTCAGCAACAGAAACATTCCAATCACGTCAATTAGGCAGTGAACAACAATTTCAACGAGGAGAAGCAGAGCTTGAAAGAGATTTTGCTTCTAGCGAAAGACAAGCTACGCAAGCTTTCCAAGCTGGTGAAAATGCTGCACAAAGAACTCTTGAAAGAAATTTGGCAGATAACTTAAACACTACTAACACAGGCATTGCTAACATAAGTGCACAAGCCTCAAGAGATGTTGCTGAAATGAACAGAGTATCTGCAGAACAAGTAGCACTTATAACTACAAGAAGTTCACAAGAAGTTGCTAGGATTACAGGATTAAACCAAGCAAACGTTGAGGGTATTAAAGGGCAGTATGCAGAAATAGTGGCTAAGCAAACCGGTCAAGATAAAGCAACCGTTCAGAGGATTATAGAAGAAAATGCTTTGATTAGATTAAGAGAACAGGTATCAAGTAATGAAACTATATCTGACAAACAAATACAAAGTGCAAAAACATTGCAAGAATTAACAGGTACAAATCAACTTGACATTGTTAATCTGCAGAATCAAGCAGCAGAAACAGTTGCAACTGCAAACAACACTAATGCACTTGAGATTGTAAAATTGCAAGGTGATGATGCTTTTGCTTTAGCACAAATGCAGATTAGTGACCAGTTTACAAATCAAGCTGAGATAGAAAGATTGCAGAGCGAATATCAAAAAACACTTGCTACATTAACAAACACAACTGAAGAACAAATTGCAAGAATCAATAATGATGCAAACGCAAGTATAGAATCAGGAAGAATTAATGCAGATAAAGCAGCTTATGAGTCACAGCAAACATTTCAA